ATATGCTTCCGAATATAATCGTAATCGGTTACGTTACCCGGAGTTTCAATTATCCACCCGTCGCGCTGCCACTGCTTATACTGCTGTCCAACCGAATCCGTCCGCCTGCGGATTGCTTCCTCGGGTAAATAGTACCAGGTGCGCACGGCGTGATATTCTGGAAACCACAGCGAAAACGCGCAGAAATCCGACGTGCTTGCAAGGTCAAGCCCTGCATAACACTCAAGCCCATCTAAATCCATATCCTGCTCGCAGGCCATCCAATCCGAGTCACTTATCCAAGTCATTGCCGTATCGGTCCACACATTCAGCAGCTTGGTTTTAAACTCTACCTCTTTGTGAACGAACTCCCGCGCCTCGGTCAGCGCTTGGTGCAACTGCCTAGGGTAAACGCTTACGCCCCAATTAGGATTAGCCTTAATCCAATTGCGCTCGTCGCCCCAATCGTCGCCGTCGTCCAACGTGTAAATAATAGTGAACAACCCATCGTCTTTTAATTTTCCCTCCAACACATTTGCGCAATAGACGCGGTGGCGGTAGCATGGTGCTTCGCGGTTAAATCCTGCCGTTGTAATTGTAAACAATAGCGGCTGCTTCCTTGCGCCCATGCTATTAAATATTACGTTATACAATTCGTCCGTAGGGTGCGCGTGATATTCGTCTATGCAAGCAAAGTGCGTATTTAATCCGTCCTGCTTATTAGGATTCCATTCCAGCGGCTTGTATAAATTTTGCCCGTATAAAATCCGCCTGTTGTTAACGCTATTGTTAACCGTTACCTCGCCTTTCAGCCAATCCGTATTTTGACAAACCCTAACCGATTCGCCGAAAACCATCATAGCTTGATCTAACTTAGTAGCTGCACTATAAACCTGCGCAGCCGATTCGCCGTCGGCCAATAACCCGTACAACATTAGCGCGCTGCTAAATGTTGACTTCCCATTTTTTCGCGGCACCTCCACGTAGGCCCTTGTAAATCTCCGCGTGCCGTCAGCGTTCACAAACCCGAACAGATTTGCCACAATAAAATACTGCCACTCTTCAAGGATAAACTTACGCCCTGCATATTCGCCCGTTGTATGCTCTAGCTCTTGGATGAAATTAACCGCATGCTCTACCAGCTCGGCGTTGTAATTCCAAGCGTCCAAGTCAGCGGCAAACCTGTGGCATGCGTTCACCACATGCTTGCAGGCCGTTATTTGTCCGCTTATTACTTTTTGCGCGTATGCTTGGGCTTTGTCCATTTCACCACTACGTCCGTGCTGTCGTGATCCGTGCTAACCGTTACCGTGATATTTTTCAAATACCGCTCAGCTAACTGCGCAAGGTATTTATTGCGATACACGTGCGGCGTGTCGCTTGGCTTGCCCCACTTGTCAACGTCCGCGCCGTCGATGGTTATTACCCAACCGCCTGCCTGCGGTTTGATTTCAAATTGTTTCATGATATTTTCTTTTTTAAAATTTCTAGTTTACTAGCTGGCTGCTGTTGCTGCGGAATCCTAGCACGTGCGCTTGGCGTGATTCCAAACAGTTGGCCGATTTGTGTCGCTTGCTTCAAACTACGCTCGGCGATATCGTACCAGGGGGAAATTTTCCCTTCCTCAGTTACCATCGACGTGGCACGCAATTGCGCATCGGCTTGGAAATATCGCTCCAACGCTTTCGCGTAACCTTCAATTAAGCCCATGTCAACGTTTGCAACTATGCCAATATCGCGCAGCTGGTTAAACGTCAGGTCCTTTATGCTTTCCCAATCCTTGCCAAACTCCAACGGGATTTTTGCAATTTCAAATTTTACTTCATGCGCTTCGCGGCATTTTTGAAACGTGCCTTGTAATTTCTTTACTGAATCGGGTTTTTTTGGCCTTCCTTTCATAATTCCTGTTTTGTTCTGTTTTTGCACGGGTGTGAAAAAGAGTGACCAGCGGTTTTGTGGCCTTCGTGTGGATATTCGGAGGGTGCTACCGGGTTGCCGTGCCTTTCCTTCGCCGACTTACTGTTGTGGCAAGGCGTGCAAAGCGGCTGCATGTTCTTCGTGTCCCAAAATTCTCCTCCTAATCTAACCGGCTTAATATGATCTATAACGTTCGCCACTGTTAACCTGCCTTGCTTTCCGCATTCAACACACAAGGGCTGCGCTTGCAATATGTCGCGGCGCATTGCTCTCCATTGCTTCGTTTGATATCCTGCATGGTAATAGCTGCGGCCTTGGTGGTCCCCATGCCTCGGCGTATGCGCTGCACGTGATTGCTTGGCGTTGCGGTTAATGGTCGGCATGTTGCAAATATATAACATTTATTTAGCAATTAACTTAATCCAAACTCCTGACCTGTCCTTGCTCGTAATAAAATCCCTTTTATCGTATTTTAAAAATATATTTATCCACATTGCCCACCTCTTATTAGTTAGCTTATTATATTCCTTATTTATACCAATAAAAATATTAAATAATTCCTTAATATAATAAGGGGAATTATATACGAAATCATAATCCTCAATAAAATCTACAAACTCGATGCAGGTTTCTTGTATGTATCGCTTACGCTCTGCATTCTCCAGCGGAGCAGATAACAGGCCTCTAGTTAAATAGTGCTGCAAATTAAATATCATAAAGTTGTCAAACTTCGCCCAATCCTCAGCGCTCCAATCGTCAAACAATAAACGGCCGTATTCTTTCACTGGCGTGTGGTTCGCATTAAAGTATTGATAAAACTCTATTTCGTGCCGCCTACGTTCGTGGCTGTGGCCGTGGCCTTTTATAACGTAATTCGTAGTAATCAGTATTTTTGGGCTGCGCTCAAATGGGATAAATATTTCATCCTTGTTTTTTCGGTTAACAGTTACCCCTTCCGTAATTAGCGGAAATAAATCCTCAAAATTGAAATTACGGCGCACATCATCAAACGCTAATATTTGGCTATCTATGCTCACACGCTGATAAACAAAATCGCCTTTGTTGTCGTATTTCTTACCGTCTATAACTACCACGTTTTTAAACGCCTTTAGCGCGTTAATCATTATCGACTTGCCGCTGCCGCCGTTTGGGTTTTCGTCAATCTCTTGATCATTAAAAATAATAGCCTTTTGATGGGTTTTATCCTTATACCCGTGTATAAGATAACCCAAGGCCGAACAAAGCGCGTCCATACGATCTGCATTGTTATTACTTACACGCATTGCTAAACTGCTGAAATCGTTGTCAATGTCATCCACTTCCTTCCAATTCCGTTGTATTATCTGCCTTTCCCAAATAAACCCATTTATATCAATGTAATTTATTAATTGGGTTTTATCCTTAGTAACGTGTAAAACGCCGTTTAAAAATGGAATATAAGCCTCTGTTTTTGAATCCTGCAAAATCTTAACGTCAATAGATTTTAACAGCGTTAAAAATTGGTCAGTAAATAGGCTGCTGTTTTTAGTGCAGTAATTAAATACGGCCGGCTCTTTACGCTCCAGATAATCCAATACGTACTCCTTAATAAGTGCCGCTGAACTAAAGGAAAGTATATTAGATTTAACTTTAACAAACGTAGGGATTAAAGCACCCTCAGGAAAGTATTTATAAAACCCCGAATCCTCTAAAAAGTTTTTGAATTTTAAACTGTCAATAGAAATTTTTTGTTTATTGTCAATCGCCCAAAATATGTCGTTTGTCGTGTTTCCTAGAATTTCGGCTAAAACATCGTCTGTAATATTATACCTAGCTTTAATATCTTCATTTGAAACTTTGCTTTGTATTGCATATTGTATGTTTCTAATTTTCTGATAATCCTCATGGTAATCATTATTAACTACGTTTGTTTTATATCCGCTTTTTATTGCTGCCTTGGCTTCGCTATGATCAAAATCATCATTAATAATATGATTAAACGTAAAATATTCACACAATCCCTGACTAATACCTAACCGACAACAAGCCCCAGCAAAATTGTAAATAGAAACATTACGCTGGCCTTTGCTATATGGGAATTTTTTTTGTAACCATTTATATGCTATATCAGCCAATTTTTCCTCATCGGTAATCGGCAATATTGGCGCACGCTCTGAGCGCTTAAAGGGTTCTAATTCGTTTATATCTTTAAAAGGTTCTGCATCATAATTTACATACAAATCTGGATCGTAGCTAACAAAACACAAACGGCTGATATTGCTGTTTTTTTCGTCAAAATATTCCGGCTCTTTAATATATTCCTCGTAGGCTTTAAATCGCTTGCGATAATCATCTTTTGATGATTTTGGAATACTTACAACGGCTTTTATCCCATCGCCTGACGGGCTGCGAAACATCAAAACTGTATGTTTGTCGTTTTTTAGCTTATCCCAAATTCGCTGATATTGATCCAGGGGCAAATGGTCGTAATCAGTTACCATTAATCCACTGGGTTCGTTTATATCGTTATCAGTTCGATTTACAGCCAATCCCCCAAACAATATAGCGTGCAATTTCTTTTTCTCAATATCGTATTCGTTTTTTGGCAATTGCCTCAAACGCTCAATATCGTTTTTATATGAAAACTTTAAACGCTCCGCTATCTCTTCAATAGTCAAGTCAAACGCTTTCACATTGCCAAGCACTCCGGCAAATATGCTAACCTTTGTATTTTTCATTGATCTGATATTCTAATTCTCCTAATAAACGGTCAAAATCACAACGGTGTAATAAAACGTAGTCATACGCGCTGTATTGCCAATCTTTCATAAATTGTTCAAAATAATCAGCCAAATGACTATTGTAACCTTTTGAATCGTCAAATAACATAGATTGTAAATTACCAACTTTACTAACTGACCATAATAAAATGGCATAATCTTTTGAGCAATTGTAGCCCTCTGCATAGCGGCTGAAATCAGCCAATAGTTTAAATAAATGTTTTTTTTGCATAAAATTAAAAAGCCCCATTGAATTAGCGCAGTAGGAGTGCAACTAACCCAACAGGGCAATATCTTTTAACTATCGGAATCTCCTACATTCCAGTTATCTGTGCAAATATAGTGTTTGTGACGATTAAAACAAAATTGTGACGATTAAACGTCGATTGTGTGACGATTGAAAAAGTTGTTAACCCGCGCCGTTGCTGATTTTGTGACGATGTGACGATTGTTTGTCTTTTTTTAGCACCCCCCCCTAAAAAAAATATTAATATATAAGAAATAGGGGGGTTCGAAATTTTAGGTTTTAATCGTCACATCGTCACGCGGTCAATAAATACGGGGTTTTTATCGTCACAACTATCGTCACGCTTCCCCCCTCCAAGCCTTCAAAACAGCCTCATACTTAGCTAACTGCTTGCCGTAGTATTTCGGCATATTCTGCCACATCTCAAATACATGCTTATGGTGGATTACCGTGCTATGGTCGCGCCCCAGGTATTGCCCAATTTTAAAATATGTATATTCTAGGTCATTTCGGGCTATGTTCGAGAATATCACGCGCGCCTCGACTACGTTGCTGCGCTTAGATTTGCCCCTAATTTCGTTTTGTTTTAAGCCGTACATGGTAGAAACATGGTTGTACAAACGATCTAAATCGCCGCCAATGTTGTTGTTTTTTAGAAACTCCTGATAAAATATCGCCTGTTCCCACGTCTTAAAACTTGCCATCCACTCGCCCTTAACTGTTATATCAATACGGCCGTCGTTTTCTGCAAGTACTATCATGGTCTAGGTAGGTTGGTTATTAAAATATAATGCGTTGCCGGGAAATTGAAATTTTCGCTCCACATACCAAACGCGAATGCGTCATCTTGTGAGTTGTAAAACAGGTAATATTTATCGCGCTGGAGCTTTGCGTTGTAATATTCGCGCCATTCGATATTACGCTGCCATGATTCGGATAAGGATTTCTGTAGCAGGTTTATTTTGTCCGCTTTGTCGCGCAGCTGCTCTAATTTCTCGGCGTAGGCATCGCGCCAATAAGTGGGGGTGTATTCAACCTCGCTCATTGTGCTGCCTCCTTAATAGTTAGTTCTTCTCCCGTTAAAGCAAAATAAAGGTTTTGAAGTTGGTGGACGTATTTTAATTCGTTAAAAATTTCTAAAAAATAAATCCGATATTTAAAATTAAAACAACCAAAGTAAATTAATACCCCATGTTTTTTACTATTTCTAAATTCAACCCAATATTTTGACATTCTAAATACATTTTCTTTCTTTACCCAACCCAACTTCAACAACCATTCTTCGGTGAGTGGGATGGGTTCAAAAATTGTAGTATATTTTAATAATTGCAAAAATAATAGTGTATCTAATACTCTTTCATTTGCCCCATAATATATAAAATTACCGATTTTTAATTCATTTGCTTTCATTTCTTTTTATTATTACGCGCCCATGCTGCCTTATACGCTTTCCGTTTAGCTTCGGCTGTTTTAAATGCTTCGTTCTCACGCACTAGCGCCCCGATTCTGTCCTCCGCATCAATAGCGTAGGCCTTGCATTTTTTAAGCTGTGCCATTGCATCATCCAGCGCGTTAATAGCCGTCTGGTATTTGTCCGCTATGTTGTTAGCCGATTGTTTCATTTCCTGTGCCTTCAATTCGGTTTCAAACACTTGCCTGGTAAGCTTACGCAGTTCGTTTGTTTTTTCGCGCAGGCGCTTAGTTAGTTTGTCGTTAACGTACAACGCTACGGCTGTCGTTACTGCTGTGCCAATAATGGCTCCGATTAATAGTTGGTTATTCATGATTTATTAAGTTAGTGATTGTGGTTTCTGCAAGTCCTAGACGCTCCCCAATGGCCCTGTGAGTTAGCCTGAAATCTTCGCGCAGGATTAAGATAGCATAATCGCGCGCGCTGCATGGTAAATCAAGCTCCAACGGAATTTCGTCGGGCTTAATTATTGTTTCGTTGTCTTGGGTGATGGTCATTTGTTACCTCCGTATTAAATAATTTTTGTTTCAAATAAAAAATTGTTTTGTAAACTTTCTAAACTTTCAAACCAAAATAACTTATCTGACATACCTGCATAACTAATAAAAGGTTTCCATTCTTTTTTATTAGGTAGCAAAAATCTTTTAGTAATATGTAAATATTCGACAGCATACTTTCCTCTCTGTTGTCTTATTCTAAATTCAGGTTTCATTTGTTACCTCCGTATGTTTTTTCGTACCATTGTTCTGCTAATTTATCTGCGACCTTATCGTGTTGCCCATCCCCTGCTTTCCACGCTTTAATTATTTGTTGCTTCTCCATTTCTTTGGCTTGTTCAATATATGGATTTGCAAATTCAGGATATAGCATTTGTTCTGCCAACCACTCCACTGCCGTTTGTTGTTTATTGTTGCTCATTTGTTACCTCCGTAGGTTAGTTCGTAGTATTGTTCATGTCGTCCTTCTAGATATAATTTAGTATCAGAATCATATTCTGTATAAGTAGATGTATGACCATCTTCTCTTGCTTCTTTTATCTGCTCCTTCTCCATTTCTTTGGCTTGATAAAATAAAGGTACAAATTCATCGATTTGTTCAAAAGATAATTTTAATGATATTTTATCCCAAAATTCTTGTAATGCTGTTTGATTTATTTCATTATTTGTCATTTGTTACCTCCTTGTACAATTTCAATTAACCTTCTAAGACAAGCAAGTTCTGCTTCTTCGTAGGTATCATAATAACCAAATATATTATCGTTTACAAAATAAATAAAACTACTTCTGTCACTTGATTTTTGAATACACCCTAATCTACCATACTTCTCTCTAAACCATCTAAATGCTTGTGAGAATGTTGGGGCTAATATATAGTCTGGCTCATCCCCAAGAAAATCAACTGTTGATATTTGAACATCCACTTTTTTACAATCTTCTTGCTCGGTATACCAATACCCAAAACAAGGCTCATCAAACCCAAGTTCTTTTAGTGCTAATGCTTCTTGGTAGAGTACAAATTCTTTGTCCAAACTACTTTGTTTATTGTTGCTCATATTTTTGTTTTAAGTAGTTTAAATAAATAGATTTAATAAAATCACCATCAATAAAATCTTTTTCTAACTCTTCATCAATAGATTTTGCAATGTAATCTATTAGTTTTTTGGCTTCAAAATTTGCAAATTCAACAGAAATTTTTCTTACTTCAGTAATGTGTACTAATCCGTAGTCATCAAACTTATTAATAAGTTGTTCTAATTTATCTGACGATGTAATACTTGGTTTATTGTTGCTCATAACTGCCCCCCTCTGTACATGCGTTTAACTTCCTGTTTCCAATGCTCGGTTGCATCGTTAAAACCTTCCACATAAGCGTCACGCTCAAACTCATACGGCTGCGCCTCTACGATTTCAACGCGGCGCGTTAATTTCTTCCACAGCTTGTGCAGCAAAAAAGCCACAGGTAAACTGATGGGGTAGAAAATCAAAAATTCGATTGGTAGCATAATATTTTGTTTTTAATGTTCAACAAACCTATGCACATTAATTTAACAATGCAAATATTAGTTGCAAAATTGCAACAAATATGACATTCCTATGACAATACCTTAATGCCTTCGCTCACCGAGCGCACTATGGCGGCTTTACCACCTGCGGCGTTTACCACGTTAACAAAGTTCTTTTGCTCATCTGTGGCGCGCCCTTTCGGCGTCTTAACCTCCAGCGCAACAAACACAGCCACCTGTTGCCCTACCATCTCCGGAGTAACGGTTACCGATTTCCATCCAATTAAATCGCTGCTGCCTTGTATTAATCCGTAACGAACTTTATTCGTGGAGTCAAACCCTGTATTATTTCGGAATATCCGCACGCCTGTAATTTTGCTAACTGCAAGCATAATTTGCCGCATAAGGCTTGTTTCGTTTGTTGGCGTTTCCAACGGCTCAGCCCTAAATTTACCGCGCTCCATTGCGCTAATTTACCTATTTTCTATTATACATCTGCCAACGGTGGTAAGCCCAACCCGGCTTATACCCACGGCGAAACGCTATCGCCTTGAGTTCCTCTAACGACTTAGCGCCCCAAACTTCAACTTTCGCCTCACGTTTTACGCGCTCTACATCCTCCACCGGCACCAATTGCCCTGCAACTTTTTTAAGCTGCCTTGGTTTTAACGGCGCAGGCGCTCCGCATTCAGGGCAAACAGCCGCTTGGTGTACAGCGTAGCACAGTTTGCATTGCCTAACCGCCTCCGCTGTTTTCTGCCTAGCTTGTTTATCGCGGCCTTCCAACGTCCACTCGCGTGCCGCTGTCGGCATCCCATGGCGGAATACATTCCCTGCGTGATCTAAAATAATGGCGTGCTGTTTCCCATCCATCGGCCGCAACGCTCTGCCCACTTGCTGCAGATACAGCGCCTCCGATTTTGTCGGGCGCAATAATATCGCCGCCGCTACTGCAGGTATATCCGTTCCCTCGCTTACTATGTCGCAGCTTGTTAGTACCTGAATGCTTCCATCGGTTAACCCGTTTATTAACCGCTTCCGCTCGCTGTCGTCCATGCTTCCGTCCACGGCCGCGCTGCGATAACCGGCATCGGTGAACGCCTGAGCCGTTGCCTGTGCGTGCTGCACAGATACGCAGAAAACTATTGCAGGCAATCCGTCGGCGTGCTGTTGGTATTCGCGCACCGCATCGCCCGTTATTCTAGATTTCAGTAACGCTGTTTCCAAATCCCCACGGTTGTAATCGCCACCGACTGAGCGCACGCCTGTAAGGTCGGCCACGCTTGCAGCATATATTTTCGGTTCGCACAGAAATCCGTCCGTAATAAGTTGACGCATTTTAACGCCTTCTAACAACACATCAAAGGCGTCGCCTAATCCTTTGCCATCCATGCGACACGGAGTCGCTGTAACGCCAAGCAAATAAGCCTGTGGCTGTTTCTCGATTATTCCTGCCCAACTGCCAGCAACAGCGTGATGGGCTTCGTCGCAGATAATTAGATTGTATTTCGTAAGCTCGCGCCGCGCTGCCGTCTGCACCATCGCCACAGATACGGGCCACTCGTTTAAGGTTGGTTTGCCTGCCTCGATGGTTTCCCAAGGTACGCCCCATTGTGATAACTTGGCCGTTGTTTGCCTCAGCAGTTCCTGTCTATGCACAAGAATTAAAACCGATTTACCCTTCCGCACCGCTTCCCTAGTTATGTGGCAAAATATAACCGTCTTGCCTCCACCTGTGGGCAATTGATATAATACCCTTCTGTTGGATTTAAACGCCGCGCGTATGTCGTCAACGGCTTGGGCTTGGTAGGGGCGTAGGTTCATTGATACGTTTCTTTATAATAGTTATCGGCAATATTTAATATTTCTTCTTTGCTTTCTTCCCCATTGCTCCCGTTATAAAATGCCTCCTTTATCTGTTCGGTTTCAAGTAAAATGCCTTTTTCTAATATATATAAAGGAATTGAAGAATTGCCATAATATGCCAATTGATGTTTTATTATTTCTCCAATTACCCAATTGACGGCTGTTTGATTTGGGTTGTGTTTTAGCTCGTTCATAACCTCTCAATAGCTTGCTGCAACCTTTGATAAATTTTAATTGACTTTGGCGCTTCCTTTTCCCAACGCGCTATCACGCTGCGGTGTATGCCTAATTCGTCGCAAATGCTGCTCAACGTTCGTCCTTTTTTTGCTGCTTTATTTTTTAATTCTTGTAAAAACATATTGCAAAGATAGTATTTTGTTCTATATTTGCAACAATAAAATAGTCAGGTGGCGGAATGGTAGACGCTAACCCACAAGTGTAGATATGTACTTTGTTAGTTTGATGCAATAACCTTCAGTTCCCGATTATGGTTTTCATTCAAGTAATAATCATATCATACAGGTTCGAATCCTGTCCTGACTACAAAACATTATGAACGAAAAATCGACAATTACTAGAACAAAATTACCACAGGGCTGGCGATATTGCGTGTGGAAAAACGGAATCCGACGCGGCTGCTATGATAGTAAACCACTAGCCGAGGCATACGCTCGCGAGCTTGACGATACGCGGCTAAATACCCCCATGATGGACGTTTACGATTTAGCCTTGCGTCAGTTGGGTGAATCGCACCCAGTTACGGAATTAGCTCGCGAGGCTATTATGCAGGAGCGCGATCACTTTTTATTGATGTTTGACTACGGCCGAGACGAAGGAGATTATTTTCTTGACGCTAACCATTGTTATACTAAACTATATGATACAAACAAATTACCTTTCGAAATCTAGGCTTGACCTTATCCACCGCAGCCCTTATTTGTATTGGTGGAAGTACCTATCCGGCCAATACGTACAACCCGAACCAACTGCGTCGCTTACAATGGGCAAGGCTCTACACTGCCGCGTGTTAGAACCTGAACACTACGGCCAGCGCTACGCAATACTACCGCCTAATATCGACCGACGTACCAAAGAAGGAAAAGAGTTGTATAATTACTTCATTAACAGCTTACGCGGCCACGAAATCCTAACCAAAGAGCAGGACGCGCAAATTGAGAACATGCACCGCGCATTAATGGCGCACAGCTACGCAGGGCATTTACTGCTATCGGAAGGCGAGCGCGAAAAAGAGCTATTGTGGGAATCGGACGGGGTAAATTATAAAGGCATTGCGGACCTGATAACAAACAGCGGTTTTATTGTGGACTTGAAAACTACAGACGACGCAAGCCCCAGCGCGTTTGCTTACTCGGTGAAAAAATACCGCTATCACGTGCAGGCCGCTATGTACTGCGACGCGTTCCCCGAATGCCAGGCATTTATATTTATAGCCATTGAGAAAACACCGCCGTACATGGTGGGCGTGTATTACATAAATGAAATGGATATCCAACGCGGCCGCGAGGAATATCTGCAAGACGTGGAGCTGTGGAAAGCCTGCAATGAAGCTAATAATTGGCCGCAATTCAGCGGCGAAATTATGGAATTGAAACTTAAATAATATGACAACCGAAATAACAACCACAGAACAGCAGGAAACATTTAGCCTGCAAGCTTTTGACCACGCCCAGCGCGTTGCCAAGGCCCTATCAGCCTCCACCATGATTCCCAAGGATTACCAAAACAACATCCCTAATACACTTGTAGCTTTGGAAATGGCGCACAGGATAGGCGCTAGTCCTTTAATGGTTATGCAGAATCTCCACATAATCCAAGGCCGCCCCTCGTGGTCGTCTGCGTTTATAATTGCGGCGCTTAACAGCTCGGGCCGATTCACTGCCTTAAAATTTAAGGCCACTGCCACAGCGTGCCAAGCCTACGCAACCGAAAAAGCCACAGGCGAACTATTGGAAGGCCCTACGATTACGATTGAAATGGCAAACGCTGAAGGATGGACAAATAAACAGGGTAGCAAATGGAAAACAATGCCCGAGCTTATGTTGCGTTATCGTGCGGCGGCTTTCTTTGGCCGATTATATGCGCCCGAGATAATGATGGGGATGCACGCCGTTGAGGAAATACAAGACGTTACCGAGAAACCCGAAGGCATAGCTAAGCTTACGGAAGCGGTAAAAAAGTAATATCCTTACTTCCTATTAATGTGTAGGTGAAGCGGCTGCCGTAAATCGTGGCCGCTTTTTCTATGATTTCCATAAACTCGTCAAAATCCTGCTCAATCTTAAACACTTGGCAACCTTCGCTCCAGTTCTCCACGTAGGTGCTGTTTTTGCCTGCCTTATGAATATTAACGCCAGCGTTCCAAACTTCCTGCTCTTGCACCAAATCAAACTCCATGTCCCTATCGCCGTCGCGGTAACCACGAAGCGCGCCGCATTGCCTGAGCGCTTTATATTTCCCCTGGTGCAAACCGATTTCGTGTGATCCGCGATACTGCCCTTCCTTTAAGATAAAAACGCCGCCTTTGGCCTTGCCTTCAAGCATGCCCTTTTTCCCCGGTTCAGTGGTAGCCGAAAATATTTGATAGCACCACTTGCCCTGCTCTTTCCAGCTGACTGTTATCCAGTCGTCAAATAAGTTGGTTACCTTGCTGCCCGTGTCGCTGTTGCGTATGCCTACAATATTAACGTTGTAGTCGCCATTCTCGAACCATTTATAACCCAACCGTTTAACGGCTGCCTCTACCTCACTGCGCCGCGGTGTCCTCATAAAAGAAGTTTGTTAAAAACTTACCGATTACCCCCGTCACTTGTATTCCAATTGCTAGGGTCGGGTGCGTAATATTTAACGCCGCTAACGTGGTAGATAATAATAGCAGGCCGTCGCCTATTTTGCGCCACTTTGCAGGCGTTGGCTTAGCGTATCCTTTAAGGCTTGCCTTGGCCTTGGTATGGTTTGCTTGATTCATGTTTGTTAGCGTGTTTTTTATGTCTGCCTAATTTTTTGCGCGGCTTAACTTTGAACGTAGGCGCTGCCGATTTACTTGCCTTTACCATTCAATTGCTTAATCTTACGTGCGTAATATATAATCGCAAACATTCCCGATACTATGCCTACGATTGCAAGTACAAACGCTGCAACTGGCTGCCAAGTTTGGCTGAAATGTATTATCGTAGCACTTCCACTTATTCCTGTGGCAATGGCTGCGGTGGTGTCGTTATCAAAGTGTTTCATCGGTAATAATCGGGTTAAAATCGTTAAATCGTTCTTGGTATAAATCTTCCATTCCTAAAAATGTGTGTATGCCGCAAGGTTCGGGGAATACCTCGTAAATCAATAAATCATCGTTTAGTTCACCATCAAATAAAATATCAACGGCAAACAATGTATTAATCACCCCTAATTCAACGATGTGACAATTCTCTAATGTGGGTTTGATTTCTTCCCACTTGTCTTGCGGTAATTCAAATTTTGCAAATATCATATTGTTATGTTGTTAAGGCTGTGCAATCTGCATCACTTAAAGGCGTTGGGTATAGTGCCATTGCTTGAATGAATACGGGTACTTGTTGCCCACCTGCTGCTAAAAATTCCATATTAGTAGTGGTAAATGCGGTGGCACTCACAACCTTTGTA